GTCGGATCGGCTTTATACCCGCTACGCCGACCGACGGCATCATAAACCGACGAATAATAACGTGTCGATTCACAACATCATCATAACGCATATATCACTGTCTGTCAACACTGTCCCTAGGTAATAAAAAAGGGAAAGGACACCACTCCTCTCCCTCAGTTTGTAACACACACCGGATATGAGTTTATAGACCTCACCCTTGGTCTGTTTGTAATACTTAGTAAGTGTTCTTAAATGTATGTAACCGAAGGGGGGATTAGACCCCCCTACAGACTCTTATAGGTGTGTCTTAGAAGGTAATCTCCTCAGGGTTAGATGTGTCATTCTGAATCACATCGAGAATCTGAAGGATTTCATCACCGTTGTTACCTTGAGCCAACAATCCGAGTGCAAGTTCGAGAGTCATAATAAAGAAGAAAGTGTTAGATAGAGGGGATTTGTTCTAGGTCTTACGCTGAATACTGTGCTGCCTAGTTATTGATCTGGGACTTATCGATGCTTCGCTAACGTGCCCAGGTTGTTACTTAGTGTTGGTCAGTAAGGAATGCTTAGGACCTTTCTTTGTCTTGAGAACTGTTACCTTTGGTTTCACTCCTGATTGTTGTAACTCATCGATGATGTTGATCAGGTTAGTATAACTGGTCATGGTAGTTAATGTCAATTAGGGGTGATCAGTTGTTCTCTAGTAAGTCTTCAATCACTGTGAATACATCATCAGTGATTGTGATTCCCTGAGATTCACAATAGTCAAGACACATTTCCAGATCAGGTGTCATCTCTAGGACGAAACTATAGAGGTCTGAGAAGACTGATTCGGTGAGGATGGTTTGAGTGTTGTTCATATCCATGGGGCAATTTGGGGGTGAGTAACAATAATACCTTGGAGANTGTTACAGATAAGGGATACTGATTTGACGGGATTGGGGGGTTGACATGTTCTCGAAGTCCTGATAGACTACGGCCTTAGATGACAATAAGATCAGACCTTTATCAGATACAAGTCATAATAAGATCAGACCTTTCTCCACAGGTTTATAACACATAACAACACATAATATCAGGGTTTATCCACACTTTCCTTCACTTATTCCACACCCTTGTGGAAAACAATAAAACACGCATATATGTTTTTAAATACCTTTTTTAATATAAAACATTGTATTTATGTGTGTATTTTAAAGGTTAATTCCATCCGGTCAATTCACTTGGTTCAGGTATATCATCCTGATCAGTATCATCTAGGAGTTCAGGGTAAGACTCTTCTACCTCTTCAATTAGTTCATCAAGAGAATACCTATCAAGATTATCATTGATAGTATCATACACAAATGTTTCCATAGTTTTGAAATCCATACTATCAATCAGTTCTTTAATGTATTGATCTTGTAGTTCATCTCTGTCAATGATGTTGTCTTTGGTTGTTGTTCCTTGATTGATAATGTCTTTCATTTGTGAGATTGTTGGAGTCATGATTTAGGGTCAATGAAGTTTGCTAATCCGTATAGAATTGATGATATGAATCGTCTTAATCCTGTCCACTTAGATAAACAATAGAATGTGATTATCCATAAGAGTAAACTACACATCAGGCAAAGAGATAACCGGATTTAAAATCTTGAGTCTGATAGACATTCTTTCCGTTGATACATCCAACGAACTTTCTTACATACCAGAGGAAATCCTTCTGAAAGACTCCTTCTCCAGTGATACAAAATTCATCACAAAGTGCGTTGAGTCTAGACTTTGTTGTAACTGATTGCCAACCACCATCAAAGATTGACATAGTAGTATCATCAACAACTGCAATTTTGTTACCGTGAAGATATACAATAGAGAGATCATCTCCCACGTATTGTACTTCAGTGTTACCAGACTTCCAAGACTTATTGTCTTTGATTGCCTGACACATTTGGGATTCGATCTTTCTCATGGTGTTGGTTGGAAGTGTCTTACACCTATAGGGCAGTTTAGAGGTGAGTAACTTTAATTCATTGATGATTCATATAATTGATATCATTTTTGAAGTTCAATCTTGACTTTGGTAGGTTTATATGAAACCTTACTTACCCAATTCTCTAACCTATTCATCTGTGCAATTTGACCCTTAGTTGTTGTTGGTCTTGTGGGCATTGTTCTCACATAAGTCAAAACATTTCCTGTCTCTTGTGTCACTTCAATTTTGTAAGTTGCTGTTGTAGTTTTCATTAGAATTAAATCATGGTGAAAATGAACAATACTGAACAAATAACAATCAAGATCTTTTGTTCTTCTTTCATTTGTTTCATTTCATCAGATGCTTCAAAGTAAGCATTGAAGAGTTCTTCTTTCCTATTCTTCATTGATAGGGTTTTGGTTTGTTTCATGTTGTAGTTTTCATTAGAATACATTGGTCCATGATTGATGTTTAGCAGAGCTAATCCTACCATCTTTGAGTAATCCATCACATACTTGACAGAATACTTCAAACTTTTCTAATCGTGTCAGGTTAGCATCAATGCCCTTTGAAGTTTCACCGACGACTTTGAGTAGTTGTGTTTTGATCATGATGTTAATTAGTGATGTAAGTTTGTTTGATTGCTTCAGATTTAAAACGACGACATAACTTAAACAATAGTTTTAAGTCGTCTTCTATTACATATCGGAATGATGATGATTCGATAATAAACTTATCATCCTCCATCCAGATTTGTGGGAGTTGTTTCTTGTAGATAGGGAAGTCAATCATCAAACTAACTCCTGCTGATATAACATCAATTGCTCTTCTGTTGCTTCATCTACACACTCTTGAATCTCAGTGTAAATGTAATCCATGTTGCCAACATCATCAAAGATACGTNNAANCANNNCAGGATCTTCTACGTTGTTACCATAATCAACGTTACCATCTTCGTCTTTTAAATAACAATCATTCTTGGTATAAATCCACACGGCACATTCTGCATCTTCTCCCTGTTGTTCAATCATTCGTGACACTTTGTCTTGAAGTTGCTTGAGAGTGTAATTCATGATTAGTAGTGATACTCGGTGTCGGTTAGTACGGAAAGATAGTGATAGATTCTCTTATAACATTTTCGATTCATATCTTCATCTTCACCAATGAATTCATAACAATAGTTAAGACGATTATATGGGTCTTCTAGATGTTTTTGAACTTTAGTTTGTGTTCTTTTATTCATGATCAAAGTTCCTCTATCATTTCATCAAGTTCAACGATGTTCAGGTTAACATCATCCCACTTTACTCCATCTAAAGTTGTATCACCTTCTTCCGTATAACGATTGACGAAATCTTGATATGAATAACAACGACGTGCTATGTTATACAAACCTTCGTCATTTCCGATCCAGAGTGCTACATTCCAGGTCTCATAGTTTGTCCACCCGTTGTACGTGGTATCTTCGATTGTGGTTTGAAAAGTTGAGTTAGTCATGGTTGGTGTGTGTCTTACATCTATAGGGCAGTTTAGAGGTGAGTAACTTTAATTACATCATCTTTGCGTTCAGGGCCCTACATCCAGGATATAAATGTTCTGCCTGTTTGTATGCTCGATGAGTCGATTCTGCCATCACTGTGATAACAATGTGACGACCACCTTTAGACAATGTGACTTTGAATTCATTCATGATGGTTGTTAATTAGTGTGAGTGTAAAGTAATAGATTTAACGAACATAGAGGAAAGAACCGTAAGGATCTACTAGATCGGGATTCTCAACTAAGGACTCAAGAAAGAACCGGATACCTTTAGCAGGTGCCTTGAATGATGCGGGTTTGTAACATGCTTCAGTCTCTTTATCGATAAACATGAACACACCGTTATTTGAAAAACTGTTATCAGCATGAACCCTGAATTGATTCAGTTTGATATATTTCTTACCTACACTATATTCTAACTTAGAGTATGAACTATGTCCTGATTCAATTGCATTAACTTTCCATTCGTTGTTAACAACTTCAAGCAAACATTCGGTTTTGGATTGAGTGATTGTTGTCATGATGATAATAAAAAGTTTGTGAAGTTTGAATCAGAAAGGGTTAGACCATGATTCGTACTTCTTCATGGTGATGTAACCTTCCTTACAAAGTTCATCAGTAAAGATTCCCCATGCCTCACGTTTTGCGATGCTATCTGTTGCTGTCCGTGTGCCCATAGTTGAAACTTTCCAGTTGTAACGGAATTGTTCCAGTGCTTGTGCTTTGGTGGTTGGTGTCATAATCTTTGTGGTGTCTTACATCAATAGGGCACTTTAGGGGTGAGTAACTTTATTTCCTACGTTTTTGATGTTTATTGATGAACTTTCGTGCAGAAGATGTGTTTCTGCAAACCTTTATTACATTTCCTTGATTAACAATCGCCAATCCATTATTACAGGGAACTGCCGCATAGAAACTCTCTGCATCATCCCAATCACCTACAACAAAAGATAACGGTCCTGGTTTACAATCTAGAATATACGAATTGGTTGGTTGTTTCATATAAATTAACGACGAACAACAGAGTCAAGCATCTCACCCTTTTCAAACACGGTATCAACAACAGTCTGCAATCCCTTGGCGGTAGAGATACCAACCTTAGAATAAACAGGGACAACACAGAACCCATAGGTCTTCGATTGTCCACCTTTGCGAAGAACACGACCGATAGTCTGAGTCATCTCAATGATATTCATGTTCCTCATGAAGATGACACATTCCAGTTGCGATACGTTGATACCTTCAGACAGAATCGANCGATGAAGNACAACAAACTTTTTGTCTGTATCTTTACCCCATGCATTCAGTGTCTCGAAGAATACCTCACGACTGACTTTCTTACCATCAACAACAGCACCTGTCTTTGCAGTTATGTAAAGATAAGAGTATCCACGTTGTGCAAGTTGGTCTGCAAAGTCAGTCTGAAAGATCGTGGTGAGTTGTTTCGTAGTCTTAGAACATACTAGAATCTTTTTGATATTCATCTCATCAATCGTAGAGAGAATGTTGTTACTCTCAAGGTGTGGAGTAACAGATGCTCTGTCCACCTTATCCATCTCGATCACCTTCACTTTAGGGGGAAGGATGAATCCACCATTAACAAGTTCGGGTGCAGATACGCGAGTGATGATGTCACCATAGATCTCACGATCGTTCATCCCTGGCTTGTTGATAGTGATCGAAGTCCTACGGGTTGCAGTGAAGTAGTAACAACGATCTGCATGACGTGAGAAATACTCTGTAGGACCGAAGAAGTTACGTTGAACCGAGTTATGTGCCTCGTCAAAGTAAATCGTGTCTACAGGGATTCCAGACTCTTGCACACGGTGCAAAGAATGATATGTCGTGAAGATGATGACATGTTCACGAACGGTTTGACACATCTCCACAAACAACTTGATGCGTTCTGACTTAGTTGTCTTGAAATGTTTGGTTTCTCCACTATGAACATGGAGAACATTTGCGTTTGTGATGTGCTCCAGATACTCAGAACAAAGTTGTTCTGCAAGAAGAATACGAGGTGCGACAACAACAATGACGCGAGGAACTTTGATCTCAAAACGACGCATAGCGTCCATGATTGCGATCAGAGTCTTACCACCACCAGTCGGAACAATCACCTGACCGATAGCATTCTGTTTGAGTGCATCGAGTCCACGTTGCTGGTGTGGACGGAGGGTGATTGTCATAATGTAGGTGTCTATAACTATAGGGCAATTTAGAGGTGAGTAACTTTATTGAATAACGTTTGAGGGAGGTCTCATGAGCCTTTCGAGTGCAGATTTTGCCTCTTGTCTCCTCTCTGCCTCACTATCTGGAGAGAAGATGTTGATAGTCGCAACGAACAATGAACCGATTGCAATGAGATAAAGAAAACGAATCATGATGAATTAGTTGAAACGACCGTCAGTGAAGTTAGCGTATGCAAACTCCTCACGATTGACAAGTTTGAATGAAACGTTCTCAGTGTGGAATACATATCCCTCACCATCAGTTTCTACATCATCAAAAATGAAACTACGAGGTGCATCATTGATAATCATAGAATTCATGATGTCTTCTTTGATCTCGATGATCAGTTGATAAAGATTGGTGAGATAGACACAACCAAGAATATCAAATAGGTTGGAATCAGTCAACTCACGACCCTCTTTGACCAGGGAATTGATCTTCTGTTTCGCAACATTTGCCTCTTTAGTTGTCATGAACTGAACCTTAGAGGTGTTCAGATTCGGTGCAGTTTCATTGGAAGGAAGACGATCAATGGAAGGTTGTACCCACTTGATGATAGCGGTGTCATCTAAGATCTCAATCAATGGTTTACATGTTGCTTCACACATAGGACCATCAACAAATACCTGAGTATGAGGTGCAATCACCATCTTTTGAGAGATTTTCTCAGGAAAGAGATAAGAAATAGTGTTAGGTTTTAGGAGTTGAGTCCGACCAAAACCCAACCAATCACCCCAATAAATGTTCTCTGTTCGGGGAAGATACTTGATACAATATGACAGAATCTCAACGACTTCTATTTGATGACCAAAGTGAGTGAAGATGTCGTCTGTAGTATAACAAAGACGAATCTTTTTCTTGTTGAATGCTGCTTTGGTACAAACAAAAAACTTACCATTCTCAGGATTAGTACCCCAAACAAGTGACATACCATCCATCTTCATAGTAATATCTGCGGGTGCATATAGTGCATCAATCACAGAAATATCACCCGTGAGGATAAGATCTTCAGGATGTTCGAGATGGGTGGATGTCATAATGTTTGTGGTGTCTTACATCAATGGGGCAGTTTGGGGGTGAGTAACTTTAATTAGTTGTTACTTTTGACGGACAGAGTTAATTACCACCTTATCTGTAGGATACCTCGACTCTACAAGTTCAATGATAAATCGACGCTCTGCACGGTCAGATTCGATCTCAAAATTATGTCTTGCTCCACGTCTATCATACCATGCACCTTTGCAATTGTAAATTGTCATGAGTTTTTGTCATCCTGAATCATCCTTGTGAGAGTTTCGCGAATAACTCTGAGACTAGATCGAGAATAACCTATTGAATATGGTGCAGTTTTCTCTACATTACGAGGATCATATTTGTCCACTGTATAATCAACATTAGACAAAACTTTCATCGTGTCTTCAATACCTTCAAGAAGGATTTCGAGTTCATACTTGTGAATAGTAATCATGATTGTTCTTCCTCAAGTTTAACACATTTGTCCATAATTTCACGGAGTTCTTCTAACTGTTTGTAGAAATCTTCCATGTCATAGATCTCACCGGGTGAGTCTTGAATTTCTTCCCACATATTCATTTACCGTTTGTATAATCACCTACAAGTTGATAATGTCCTTTGACATTATAGTATCCAACCTCTGCGTATCCGTACTCTTCAGATAAATTGAAACATAGATCCCATGCCCTGTCAAGATCATCGAAACAATCGGTATTCTCATAAGGATCAGATGGACATTTAACGAGATAGCTAATCATAGTGTGGTTTAAAGTGTCTTACATCTATGGGGCACTTTAGAGGTGAGTAACTTTAATTGCTGTGATTTTCCATAAATTCATCAAGTGTGTAACCCTCTCCAGTTGATGTTTCCTCAATCAATTGTTCGATTGTAAGTTCTTCCATATCTTTGCGATATTCTTCTGGTGTTGGATCTTCTGGGTCATAATCATCATGGCAGAGGTATTCCCACTCATGAACAAGTGCGTCCACAAGTTGTTCTTTAGTGTAATTCATTATAATTAGGTGCTCATTCTCTTATTGACACGTCCAAGAATCTTTGTCTTACCCTTAGCATCGGGATTGGTCCCAGTTTCTTTCTTGTACTTAGAAGTTTCTTGATCTTTCATAATACCTTTCAGGTATCTTTCACCCTCTCCGCGTATCTTGTCACGTTCTACGCGAGTCTTACCACTTGCGGGTTGTGATTTATATCCCGGTGCAGGTTTCTTAGGTGCAGTTTTCTTAGTCAGAAGTTTGGATGCTTCTTTTTCCTTTGATCTGCTAGTTTCAGGAGTAGATTTATTACTTGCTTCTCTCGCTTTACGTTCTCTGTATGCCTTACGTTGTGCTTCTTTGGCAGAGAGTGCTGCTGTTCCTCTCTCTTTTTCTGGTTGTTGTTCTTTTTCACTACGTTTCTTCTGGGATCCAATGTCCTTCCTGTCCTTATATCCGACAGGTGCAGTCTTACCACCACCAATTGCCTTCATTCGGCGTGTCTCTGCCTCGGACTTCTTCCTCTTACGATATACTCTACCACCCTCACCTGATTGTCTAATAGAGGCACCACCTGCTAGTTCATCAGGAATAGAAGCTTCTGAAATAAACTCTCTAAATGTTTTCATTACTTTTCCTCAGCAATAGCTGTTTTAAAACCACCATTCAATCCATCAGCGTTCAAAAACAACATTTTAGCATCATTCTCAGTTTCAAACTCCACAGCTAATGATCTATCATCAGACCAAGATTGACTACCCACAAAGTAAACATAGCGATCATCAATCTGAGATTGTCTTTTAATGAGATATGCCATTTATTTACAGGTCTTTAAATATATTTATCTCATATATGAGTGCATGATAATATGGACTAATGTTTGACTAAAAGGGAGGTCATAACCTCCCTTACATATCAATCAACCTTACTCTCCTTTAGATTTTCCAGCTTCAGATGGTCCAACCCACACACGTCGATCATCATAAAAAGACTTAACACGATCTCGACGAAGTTGAAGAAGAATATCATACCTTTGTTGTTGAGAACCAGTAAAACTGAATCTCTGACTTGTGTATGTCTTTTTCATCTCCATAAGTTCACGAAGTACAGCAGAGTTGTTGATCATGATGAGTTAGTTGTCTACAGTGATGGGGCAGTTTAGAGGTGAGTAACAATATTACTCATCATTTGGTTATCAATTACCAACTATCAGGGGTACTGAGATCCTCAACATATGCGGTGACACTTTCGGCACCTTGAACATCAAGGACTTTTTCCCAGTCAATATTATGAGGTTGGAAGTCATTAAGGACATCCAATTCTAGTGTAATTCTATACTTGGTCTTTTGCGCGTATTGGAAGGAAGGCATAAGGCAGACCCCTGATTGATTACCTATGAACTATAAGGTATATAGCGTTCTATGTCAAGATTTGGTGTTCACTTCCTGTTCTGTCACACCAGGGGTATCGAAGAACAATGTTTTTACATTACCAGCAATAATAAACCCATTTGTAATGACTAACTGGAGCATAATAAGAGTACGGATAATGGCAATCTTATCCGCCTCCTTTACATCTCTACCCTCTTTTTGTCCTAATGCTTTAGCCCACAATCTCCACATTACTTACGATATTTAATAGGCCATGTAAAATGCATACCACCACATAACAACAATATTAGAAATGCAACATAGAAAGTTGAAATCACTTGATAAAACCATTCTCCTCTAAGTATTGGCGTGTGAGTGGAGTCGGTTCATATTCCTTCCACATTTGACCAGCAGCACAAGCATTTAATGCATTCATAGTCATGTGTTCAGTCTTACCTGCCCACATTGCTTCCTTCTCCCACGGAATTGCTGCTGGTTGCATTGCATATGTTTTACGTGTTATCTCTTGCCACACCTCAGGAACAGCATCTTCGGGTAAGATAATAGCAATCAAACTATTATCAATTGTTCCCG